TCTAATACACCATTTTATATTACTAAAAATGAAAATAAAGACTTTTTAGTTAATTTGTCTTTACAATTTCAATTAATATAATAAATATTTAAAAGAGAGAGTTGGATGACAAGAACAAAGTTGAATACACCAGCATTTGCTGACCAATCAGTTGATAGTAGAAATATCGCTGATGGTGCTGTTCAAGCACAAGATATAACAGACGGCACAGTTTCAGCTGATAAATTAAATGATACTTTAGATTTGTCATCTAAAACAGTAACTTTACCAAATACAAGTGTGGCAAATACAAAGTTAGCCAACTCAGCATTTACAATTAACGGATCATCTGTAGCTTTAGGAGCTTCATTAAATTTAACTTTGTTTGTTGAATGGCAGGCCGTTACGGTTGCTGATGGATCAACAACACTTACAGCACAAGCCGGTAAGGGGTATTTCCTTGACACTAACGCAGGTGTTATAGAGGTATTTTTACCAACATCACCTAGTAGAGGTGATACAGTAGTTTTAGTTGACTATGCTGGTCATTTTGCTCTTAATAGATTACTCATAAACACAGGCACACAAAAATTAGGTAGTGTTGATTATCCAGAATATAAAGTAGAAACAAATAATTCTATTGTACAATTAGTTTATGTAGATTCTACTAAAGGTTGGCAAGTTACTTTAAGTCAAGCGGCTGGCACGACACCTAGTAGTGCTCTCACACTCGGCCAATACGATCCAGCAACATTTATATCTGCTACAGGTGGAACCGTTACAACAGATGGTGATTTCAAAGTTCACGCTTTTACAGGTGATGGTAACTTTGTAGTATCAGCAGTAGGTAATCCTGCTGGTTCAAATAAAGTAGATTATTTAGTTGTAGCTGGAGGTGGCGGTGGTGGTGCCGATAGAGCTGGAGGTGGAGGCGCTGGGGGATTTAGAACAGGTCAAGTACCAGGTTGTACAGGATTGCCAGTTTCAACAACAACATTTCCAATCACCGTTGGTGGCGGTGGCGCTGCTGGGACTTATCCAAGTCCAACTCCAGGTGCAGTTGGTTCAAATTCAGTTTTCTCAACTATTACATCTGCCGGTGGTGGCACAGGAGCTAAAAGTGCTTGTGCTGGAGGTAATGGTGGCTCAGGTGGAGGCGGTGGCGGTGGACCACCATCTGCTCCAGGTTCAGCAGGTGGTTCAGGTAATACACCATCTGTAAGTCCACCTCAAGGTAATAACGGTGGCACAGGTTCAAATGCTAACTCTCCAACTGATACAGATACAAGAGGTTCTGGTGGAGGAGGAGGCGCTGGTGCTGTGGGTGGAAATGCTGTCACAGGTTCATATCCAGGAAGTGGTGCAGGAGGTGATGGAGGAGCAGGTTCACCTGTTACGGCAATTTTTGGATGTGCTCCAAAACCTTTTTACGGACCGACAAGCGGAGTTTATGCTGGCGGAGGCGGCGGTGGAACAAGAGTAGGAACAAACACAGGTGGTGATGGCGGACCAGGTGGAGGAGGAGATGGTGGTGATCCAAATGCTCCTACAGCAGGTGCTGGTGTAGCAAATACTGGTGGTGGCGGAGGAGGCGCCGAGGGTAGCCCTACTTATGATGGTGCCGCTGGTGGTTCAGGTATTGTATTAATTAGATATAAATTTCAGTAAAAATTTTAGATAAATAGTAAGAGAGAATTAAAATGGCATTAACAAAAGTTCAAAATACTGGTATAGCTGATGACGCTGTAACAACTGATAAGATAGAAAATACAACGGTTGTAGCGGCCGATTTAGCAGCAGGTTCAGTTTCAGCTGATAAATTAGCCTCAACTTTAGATTTATCTAGTAAAACAGTTACACTTAAAAATAACGAAATTTCAAATGGCGAATTAGCAAATTCAGCAATTACATTAAATGGTTCATCTATTGCCTTAGGTGCATCAGGCACAGCAAAACATATTGATTGGCAAGCCGTTACGGTTGCTGATGGTTCTACAACTTTAGCCGCAGCTGCTGGTAAAGGATATTTTTTAGATACTAATTCAGGTGTTATTGAAGTATTTTTACCAAGTTCACCTAGTAGAGGTGACACAATTATATTATCAGATTACGCTGGAACATTTGCCACAAATAAAATTATTATTAATACAGGCGGTAGATTAATTGATAGTACAACAGGTCCTGACTTTAAAGTTGAGACAGATAACGCTGTTGTCGAATTAGTTTATGTTGACGCCAACAAAGGTTGGTTAGTAAAATTAAATCAAGCACAAGGTACAATTGATACAGAAACTTACGCTTCTTATGTAACTGCTACAGGTGGTACTGTGACAACTTCAGGTAATTTTAAAATTCACACTTTTACAGGTGACAGTAATTTTGTTGTTTCTTCGGGGGGTAACGCTGCCGGTTCAAATGCAGTTTCTTATATGGTTGTTGCTGGTGGTGGAGGATCAAACAGAGATAGAGGTGGTGCTGGAGGTGCTGGCGGTTTTAGAGAAGCCATAGACGCTTCAAAAGATTCATATACAGACAGTCCATTGGCTGTTCAAACAGGTTTATCTGTTTCAGCAACAACTTATCCAGTAACAGTTGGCGGTGGTGGTGCTGCTCAATGTACTGTTCCTTCTGCTAGTAATTCTGGATCAAATTCAGTTTTTAGTACAATTACATCAACAGGTGGTGGCGGAGGTGGAAGAAGTCCAAACGGAGCTCAAACTGGTGGATCAGGTGGTGGTGGCGGAGGAAATCCTGGCGCTGCCGGTAATACCCCTCCTGTAAGTCCAGCACAAGGAACAGCTGGTGGTAATGGTTCAGCATTTTCTCCTCCAGTGGGAAATGGCGGTGGCGGTGGTGCTACTCAAGCAGGATCCAATGGTTCTTCAAGCACTGGTGGTGATGGTGGTGACGGCGCTCAAACATCAATTAATGCTACAGCAACTTATTACGCTGGTGGCGGCGGTGGTGGCCACGATGGAAGTTCAAAAGGTCTTGGTGGCCAAGGTGGTGGAGGAAACGGTTCCAACGGTCCTTATCCAGGGAGTTCGGTAGCGGCACAAGACGGCACAGCAAACACAGGTGGTGGTGCTGGTAGTTCAAATGGTGGTGGTGATTCCGTTGTTGCTAAATCTGGTGGTAAAGGTGTTGTTGTTATAAGATACAAGTATCAAAACTAATTTTTAATTAGTCACTAAATAATATTATGAAAGTCATTGACAATTTTTTAGAACAAGACAAATTTAACTTTTTCAAAAAAGAAATAACAAGCGAATATTTCCCTTGGTATTTTAATAATCAAAAAGTAGAAAACGACAATCACCTAGACAATTTCCAATTTGTAAATATCTTTAAAGATGGTAATAGTGCTTTACCTTTACTTGATATATTTAAGAAAAAATTAAATATTAATAGTTTTATTAGAGCTAAATTAAATTGTACAACTAGAACAAGTGAGATAGTTGAATTTAAATTACATAACGATTTAGATAAAGATTGTAAAATTTCAATATTCTACATCAACTCAAATAACGGATATACTCAATTTCAAACTGGTGAGAAAGTCGAATCAGTAGAAAATAGACTAGTCACTTTTGACAATAAAATCAAACATTTTGGTACAACATCTACAAATAGTCAGACCAGAATAGTTTTGAATATGTGTTATTAATATTATAAATATACACAGGAGAGACCAATGGCAGTTACACAAAAAACAGCAGTTAATTTTTCAATTGACCAAGGAGCAGATTTTAGTAAAGAATTTACTGTAACAACAGACGGTTCTACGGCCTATGATATTTCTGGTCTAACTCTACAATCTCAAATGAGAAAGTCTTATGACTCTTCTTCAGCAACTGCTACATTTACAGCTTCAGTTGTAACAGGTTCAAGTGGTATTTACAAACTAGTATTATCAAATTCAACAACAGCTGGTATTACAGCAGGCCGATATGTTTATGATGTAGAATTAATATTATCAGATTCTACAATAGAAAAAGTACAATACGGTATTGTAACAGTTAATCCTGAGGCCACTAAAGTATAATGAATGAATTATCAGAATTTTTTAAAACCGTTTCTATTGAAAAAGGTAGGCTTGCCGAAGAAAGAAAAAGATTTGAACCAAGAGTTGAAATCAAAGAAACCGATTTATCAGACTTTTTTGGCACGATTAAAACCGGACAACAAAATCAAATAATTTTAGCACAAAGAGACGGCACTAAATTAGACGCCTTACAAACTTTTTTTGGCAGACTTCAAACTTTTGAAGATAATCTACAAGAACAAATTGAGAGACAGAAACCAGGAACAACAAAAGATGGTTTTGATCCTGATGAAGTTGCTTATGATATAGAAACTTCAATAGAAGAAAAAGAAAAAACAGAGAGTGAAAAGAAACAAGAAGAATTAGAACCAATCGTAGAAGTAAAAGAAAGATTCCCTACTGCTGAAGAAAAATGGCCTAGAGCAGGAGAAGTAATTAAAGAAGTAGAAATCAAACCGGTAAACTACTTTAATATTAATAAAAGACCTGAGCCAAAAGTTGAAGAAACAGATGTTAATTCACTAGCACAGGCAATGTCAGGTCTTATTAAAAAACCTGATAATTTAAATGAACAACCACAATTAGGTGATTTAGAAAAATTACAACTAGAGTTTAAACATTTTAGAAAACTAGTTACAATGCAAATGGCCTCAATCGGTGGTGGTGGTGAAGTAAGACTTTTGAATTTAGATGACGTTGATACAAGCTCACTTGGTAATGGTAAATTTTTAACATATAATGCTACAACAAAAAAATTAGAATTTACAGATCAAGTGGACGGTAATTAATGGCATTAAAGATAAAATTAAAAAGATTTACAGATGTTTCAGGTGACCCTAGTACAAGTGATTTAGAGGTCGGCGAAGTAGGTATTAATCCGATACAAAAGAAAATATTTGTTAATAATGCTGGCACAATAGTAGCATTAGGATCAGCTGACTTTTCAGCCGTTGACCAAGATATAATACCTGATGGTAATGGTACAAGAAATTTAGGTAGTTCTTCAAAAAGATTTGGAGAGTTATTTTTATTAGGACAAACGATTGACTTAGGAGGTGCCATATTAGATTCAGATGGTAGTGGTCAAGTATCAATTTCAGCAACAGGTGTTACTTTGCCTGCTGGTTCAAAAGCAGGTGATAACAAACTAGCAGTTTCCGTAACAGGATCGGGTGGTATTGAACAATCCGCTCAAGTCATTAACTTTTTTTCAGCAGCTGGTGGTTTAAGTTCAGCAAATGCTCAGTTTAACTTTAATGCTACGGTTGATGAAAAGTTTGTATTTACAGGTACAAAATCATTTACACTATCAAATGGTAATGCTTTATCTGATAGTAATATTACACTATTTCAGTTTTAATAAATAAGTAAGAGAGAGAATTATGGCAAATAAAACACCAATACGAGCAGTCTTTAATGATAGTAACGTTGCTACAGGTTTAGCAGAGTTTCAATCAGGCGACACTATTGCTCTAACACACGGTGGTTTAGGAGCCGCCCTATCTATTGGTTCTGCCGGCCAGGTTTTAAAAGTAAACTCTGGTGCCTCTGCTTTAGAATTTGGTTTTGTTGAAGCTGTTGTTAATATAGATAACGCTACAAATTTAACTGCTGCTACTTTAGCTTCTAGTGATTTATTTTTAGTTTCAGATGGTGGCACAGAGGGTAGAGCAACTCTAGCTCAAATACAGGCTGCTATCAAAGATACAACTGCCACACTTACAAACAAAACTATAAGTGGTTCATCTAACACACTTTCAAATATAGGTAATTCATCACTTTCAAACTCAGCAGTTACCGTAGGTTCTACATCAATTAATTTAGGTGCTAGTTCTACAACTTTAGCAGGATTAACTAGTGTTACTTCAGGCACGGTAAATATTGCTGATAGACATATTAAAACAACTGATAGTACAAATTTAGTTTTAAACGAGGCAATAGATATTTCTAGTGCTGGTGCTATCACAGCAGGCTCAATAAATTTATCAGGTAACGCTGTAGTTTCTGGTAACTTAACTGTATCAGGTACGACAACAACTTTAGAAACAACTAACTCTGTTATATCAGACAAACTAATTGAATTAGCTACAGGCACATCTGGCACACCGACAGGTGATGTTGGTATTGTTGGTGAAAGAGGAAGTTCAAATAATATCTTTTTTGGTTTTGATGAAAGCGCTGACGAGTTTACAGTAGGAACAGGAACATTTACTGGTGCTACAACAGGTGATTTATCAATTACAAAGGGAATATTTTCAAGTGTTGGTAATAGAATATACAATGGTTCAAACTATGTCGCTTTATTATCTCCTGATTTAGGTGGTGCTAACATTACTTTGACTTTACCAGCAAATGATGGTGACTCAAATCAAGTTATAGTTACAGACGGTTCAGGTAATCTTTCATTTACCTCAGTAAGTTCAGCTGCTGGTGCTGGATTATCAAATATAGTTGAAGATTCAAGTCCTCAATTAGGCGGTAGTTTAGATGTACAGACAAACAATATAGTATCAACATCAAATAGAAGTATATCAATATTACCAAATGGTAGTGGTAAAGTTTTATTAGATGGTAATGGCACTTCAGGTGGTGTTGCTGTATCAGATGGATTAATAGACATTTTAACTGGCACAGGTAGTGTATCTAAAGTTAAATTTTATTGTGAGAGTTCAAATGCTCACGCTCAAACTTTACAAGCACAACCACACTCAGCTAGTAGTTCAGCAGTATTAACTTTACCAATAGCTACAGGTACTTTAATTGGTACTGGTGATTCAGGCACCGTATCAAATACAATGTTAGCTGGTTCAATAGCTAACTCAAAATTATCCAATTCAACAGTAACAATAGCTGACGATAGTTCAACAGCTGTAAGTGTACCATTAGGTGGTGGTTTTACAATTTTAGGTGGTTCAGGTATTACAACTGCTCTAAATGGTAGTGAAATGACCATTGCTACTGACGGTGCTGTGGTAACAGAAACGTCAACCGATACACTAACAAACAAGTCAATAGATTCAGATAATAATACAATTACTAACATAGTAAATGCTGATATTAAATCATCAGCTGCCATAGCTTTTAGTAAAATGGCAAATCTAACCACAGGCAGAGCATTAGTATCTGACGGAAGCGGTGATGTATCTATTAGTGATGTTACTTCTACGGAAATTGGTTTCCTAGATGGTGTTTCTTCAGCAATTCAAACACAATTAGACACTAAAGCGGCTAAATCTTTTGCGATAGCTCAAGCGGTAGCACTTGGATAAATTATTATAAATATACCTGAAAACTAAAGGGATTTAATAATGGCAACACCAGCAAGCAGAGCTAACTTAAAAGAATACGCTTTAAGAGCACTCGGAAAACCAGTTATAGAAATAAACGTAGATGACGACCAGTTAGAAGATAGACTGGACGAGGCGCTACAATACTATGCTCAATATCATTATGATGGTATTAAACGAACATATTTAAAGTATCTATACACACAGGAAGATAAAGACAGAATTACAAGTAATTCTAGTGAGTCTATTACAAAAAATTCAATATCTACTACTTGGTCAGAGGGTAATAATTTTATAGTTGTTCCTGAATCAGTAGTTTCGGTTATTAACATTTTTCCTTTTTCAAATAAAGGTAATTTAAATTTATTTGATGTTAGATACCAATTAAGATTAAATGACCTTTATGATTTTTCATCTACAAGTATTATAAACTATGATGTTGTTTTAAGACATTTAGATTTTTTAGATCACGTATTAGTCGGTGAAAAACCATTAAGATTTAATCAACACGATAATAGATTACATATTGATATGGATTGGGAAAATGATTTAGCTGTAGGCGAATATCTAGTAATAGAAGCTTACAGAAAATTAGACCCCGAAATATATACAGATGTTTATAATGATATTTTTTTAAAAAGATATGTAACATCTTTATTTAAAAAACAATGGGGAGCTAACTTATCTAAATTTAATGGAGTTACAATGATAGGTGGTGTCTCACTTAATGGCCAACAAATCTATACAGAAGCTTTAAGCGATATAGAAAAACTTGAAGCTGAAATGAGAACAACTTACGAATTAAATCCAGCAATAATGATAGGATAATACCTTATGCCAGTAAATCATTATTTTCAAGGTGGCAAGGGTATTGGGTCAGAGGCTGAAAAAAGACTTTACGAAAATTTAATTATTGAGGGTCTTAAAATTTACGGCCAAGACGTTTACTATTTACCACGAACACTTGTCAATAGAGACCTAATATTAGGTGAAGATGTAGCAAGCAAATTTAATGCTGCTTATCTGGCCGAAATGTATATGGAAACTACGGAGGGTTTTGCTGGTCAACAAGAAATTATAAACAAATTTGGATTAGAAATTAGAGAAGACACTACATTTATGGTGTCTAAAAGAAGATGGTTGGATTTAGTTGATGATCCTGCTACTATGATTGTATCAGGTAGACCAAATGAGGGCGATATAATTTATATGCCTTTAATGAATAGTTTTTTTGAAATACAATTTGTTGAAGACCAAGAGCCATTTTTCCAATTAGGTCAATTACCAGTTTACAAATTAAGATGTACTAGATTTGAATATTCAAGTGAAAGACTTGATACAGGCGTTGCTGATATTGACAAAGCTGAAGATAAGTATTCATTAGATCAACTTGCTCATCAAATGAGTTTAGAAAATGAAGATGGTGCTTTAATGTTAGAGGCAGATGGTCCTGATAGTTCATCTAATTATCTATTAATGGAAACTTATAATTTACAAACTCAATCGCCTTATGCTGATAATAATGATTTAGATACAGCGGCTGGCTTTGATACATCATCAACAGCAGATGACATATTAGATTTTACTGAACGTAACCCATTTGGAGAGGTTGACTTTTAATGTTTGGACAATATTTTTATAACGAAAGTATGAGAAGAATGACCATAGGCTTTGGTCAAATTTTTAACAATATACAGATTAAAAGAAAAGATGACACAGGAAAAGTTATTCAAACTATTCGTGTGCCTTTAGCATATGGGCCAAAAGAAAAGTTTTTAGTAAGACTAGATCAACAAGCTAGTTTAGATAATAGAGAGTTTGCTATCACTTTACCTCGTATGGGTTTTGAGATAAATGGTATAGCTTATGACCCTACAAGAAAACTTACAAGAATACAAAAATTTAAATCTGTAAAATCAGATGTTGATGGTAAAGTATTGTATCATAATTATACACCTGTTCCTTACAACATATCTTACAATCTATATTCATTTACAGCAAGTGCTGAGGCAGGCCTACAAATTATAGAACAAATATTACCTTTCTTTCAACCAGACTTTACTGTAACTGTAAATGCTATACCAAGTATGAATATAAAAAGAGATATACCAATTGTGTTAAATACAGTAAATTATGAAGACACTTATTCAGGAGACTTTACTACAAGAAGAGCAGTAATTTATACACTTAATTTTACTGCCAAAACATATCTATTTGGTCCAGCAAGTCAACAAAAAGTTGTTAAAACTGTACAAACAGATCAATATTCTGATACAAATACTGTTGATAAAGCAAGAGAAAGTCGTATTATAGTTGTACCAAATCCTACGTCAGCCAAAGCTGATGATGACTTCGGATTTACAACAACCATTGATTTTTTTGAAGATAGTAAAAAGTATAACGTATCAACAGACAAAGACGAATAAATAGTATAAATATAAAGAGAGAACAAGAATTATGGCTATCAATAAAATAACTGGAAAATCGATTAAAGACGTAGATATATCAGCTAGCGATTTAGCACCAGGTACTATCACAGACGCTAAAATAGCAACAGGTACAATTACCAATGCTAAATTAGCAGGTTCAATTGCTAATGCTAAATTATCAAACTCAAATATTACAATCAATGGAACAGCCATTAATTTAGGTGCTAGTGGCGAAATAGTTGCTGGTACTGATTGGCAAGCTGTGACCGTGGCCGATGGTTCTACAACTTTAGCCGCAGAAGCTGGTAAGGGTTATTTTTTAGATACAAACGCTGGTGTTATAGAGGTATTTTTACCCACATCACCTAGTAGAGGTGATACAGTAGTTTTAGTTGACTATGCTGGTCATTTTAATTTAAATAACTGTATTGTAAATACAGGCACAAGAAATTTAGATAGTACAACTACAAGACAATATAAAATTACAGCAAATGATTCAATAGCAGAGTTAGTTTATGTTGACGCTGCTAAAGGTTGGATTACAAAAATGAATCAAGCTGCTGGGACAACACCAGGTACGGTATATAATGCTCAAGGTGGTTATGATACTCTTCCTCCAGAGATACAGGCTACAGGCGGTACAGTAACAACAACAGGTGATTATAAAATTCATACATTTACAGGTGACGGTAATTTTGTCGTAGGCCAAATTTCTACTACATCTGCTAACAATACAGTTTCTTATGTGGTTATTGCTGGTGGCGGTGGTACAGGAAGTTCTGGTGGTAATTCTGCTGGAGGTGGTGGTGGCGGTGGTTATAGAGAAGGAAGAAATCAACCAGTTGACGGTTATACAGCTTCACCTTTAGTTGCTAACTCTCCTACAAATGCTGTTACAGTTTCACAAGGTACAACATATCCAATTACAGTAGGTGGTGGAGGGGCTGGCAGTTGTGCTA